GATGAATTTGTTAAAAATAGACTTCCTGGAGCATCCCAAGTAATTGATGATATTCCCGAACTTCCTCGGTACAGCGAAGCACCTGCATATACAGCGGCTAATGTAGCGGTGTTACCTTCTTGCACATTGAAAACACCAATTGGTCTTGCTGAGGTAAGAGTGTAATTTGGAACATATATCTCTACACTTGCAAATGTATTTGATGTTCCACCACTGCCATTAACATTTGTATGAAAATTTACACTACTGGTATTTGCTGCAATATGCGAAGTTCCAGCGGAACCATTACTTCGCATAGTTACTCTTGAGTAATTAGTTCCAGTATCGGAATTAAAAGTAATGTTACAAGTATCTCCAACTGCGCTACCGCCATCGGTTCTTGCTGAATACTTAATTACTAAATCTGTGTATGTTGAAGGTATTGAACTAAAAGTAACGCTGGTTATATCTGATGCAAGGACATTGCTAGAGATAAGTGTGTAGGTACTAGGCATTTTTTATCCCATACAAAGTGGCGATTGTGCCTGTTAAATACTGAAATGTTGAACCTAAACTAAATGTAATTGAAGTAATAGCAGATGTGTTGCGCCATAAACCAACAATTCTTACAACATCGCCTGAACCGTTAAGATCGGCTGATGTTGTTGATAAATATGTTTTGTTTGTTGAACCCGCGTAAGAAAATATATCAACAGTAACAAGTCCAAAAATCCCTGAAGTGTTGTTATTTCTAGGAATAAAACCAGCAACATTGCTTGTTAGCGAAGTTCCAGCAGCACTAGATGCGTTTGCTCCATCGCCCAAAAGTCGAGTGTATGAGTAATTAGTGGCGGTGTCAGAATTAAATCGTAAAAAAACAGTATCATTACCAGTTGATGCTCTGTCATCTCTACCAACTAACACAACTCGTAAATCAGTATATGTTGCAGCAATAGAGCTAAAAGTTATTGTTGCAGCGTTACTGCCCAAAGTAGTAGTTGCAATTGGCTCGTATGTTGGACCCGCTGGCATTTAGGCTCCCTTTATTCCGTATAGTGAAATGGTAGTTCCTGATGCAAACGCGGTAGAATCTGCTCTGATTGTCAAGGAAGTAATTGCAGATGTTGATTGCCACAATGCTGAATCTAAAGAAATTACCGAGCCAGTTCCATTCACATTGCCACCGCTAATCATTCTTAAAGTTTTATATTTAGAAGTTGATGTGTAATCAATAATATCAAGAATCATTACACCGTATGTAGTTGTGTTGCTAGAACCTGAACGAATTGCGGCGGCCCACGGCAAACCTTGAGGTTGCCCTGTATAACCATCTGCAGTAACTGTGGTGCCATCGCCTCTTAAACTGTGAATTGCATAAATTGAAGTAGCATCGTTATTTGGTCTGATATTTACTGGAATTGCATCATAACCGCCAGTAGATGTATCTCTTACAATGCTGCGAACTTGCAATGACTTAAAAGTTTGTGGGATGCTTGAAAATGTAATTGATGTGGTTCCACCTGAAGGTGTGCTTGTAGCAATAGACTCAAATGAGCCACTTACTGCAGGCACATATGACCCAATCAACCCAAGTTGAATACCAGCCATCAAGTAAGGCCATTTCCGCTAATAATCCAAGATGTAGATGTTATCTTCACGCAAGTTGCCATACCAAATGGTGCCAATGTGCGTGAACCAGTTGTTCCAGCCCCTGCTAAAAGCAAGGTATCCGTTGTAATTGCAATCGTAACAGTTGCACCAGTTGCTGCAATGAATGTGATCGCAGTACCGACTGGGAAAGCAACAGATGAGTTTGCAGGGATGGTAACAGTGCGTGTTGCAGTTGTGTAAATATGCTCACCAGCATCGGCAGCAACGATTGTGTAAGAACCAGTTGTTGCCGCTGCGCTTTGCGGAATTCCCATATAACCAATGCCGCGTGCTGCAGTTGCAGTTGTTGCATCGGCAATTGTTGAGGTGTAACGCAATCCAGTTGCTTGAGTTGAATCTGCAACAATTATTTCGTTATCTGCACCCACCGCTAAGCGTGTTACGACTGTTGAGAAGGTAGCAAGATCGCCCTTTGTGGTTAAAGCTGAAGGACCAGTAGCACCCGTTGCACCCGCAGGTCCAGTTGCACCAATAGGTCCAGTTGCACCTACAGGTCCAGTGGCACCTTCAGGTCCAGTAGCACCTACAGGTCCAGTTGCTCCAACATCGCCTTGAATACCTTGAGGACCTGTCGCGCCTATCGGTCCAGTCGCTCCAATAGAACCAGTAGCCCCAACAGGGCCAGTGGCACCAACAACGCCAGTAGGTCCAACATCTCCAGTTACTCCCTGCGGTCCAGTTGCACCAACAGGTCCAGTTGCACCGATTGGTCCAGTAACGCCAACATCTCCCTGGATGCCTTGAATTCCTTGCGGTCCAGTTGCACCTGTGGCACCTGCAGGTCCAGTTGCACCTACAACGCCTTGAATACCTTGAGGACCAGTAGCACCAGTTGCGCCCGCAGTTCCTGCAGGTCCAGTTGCACCTGTTGCACCATCTAGGCCAGCAACACCTTGCGGGCCAGTAGGTCCAGTTGCACCGATCACGCCAGTTGCACCTGTTGGTCCAGGAACAGTTGAAGCGGCACCTGATGCGCCAGTGGCACCTATCGGACCAGTTGGCCCTGTATCGCCCGTGGCTCCGATTGGGCCAGTGGCACCTGCGGGGCCTGTTGCTCCAGTTGCACCTGTAAGGCCAACTGCGATTGTAACGAGTGCGAGTAATTGAAAGTTTGAAAAGTTAGTTGTTCCAGTGCCACCTGATGAATCAATGACAACTGGCAGTTCTACATAACCAGTTTGCAATACTGGCGCACCTGTGACTAAGAACTTTTGAAAGTTATTGTTAACATCTCGGTCTTGAATAATAATAAAATCATTTGCTTTAAGTAATGCAAGCAAGAAATCAATATCATCGCCGTTATCGTCAATGTGATCTATGTTGATTCGAGTTGAGTTAATCTGTGTTGCATTACCCCAACGAATATCACCTGCACCTGGTCGGCCTGTTGTAGATGATGTATCTGCTGCATAATTAAAGATGGTTGCTGAACCACCATTGGCACCTGCAGGCCCGCTTGCACCTGTTGCACCAGTTGGACCAGCAACGCCAGTGGCACCGATAGGGCCAGTTGCCCCTGTTGCACCGATTGAACCCGTTGCACCAGTTGGCCCTGGCACTGTTGAATCAGCGCCTGTTGGCCCTGTTGCTCCAATCGGACCAGTTGGCCCTGTTACGCCAGCAATTCCTTGTGAACCTGTTGCACCAACTGGGCCAGTTGCACCAACATCACCTTGAATACCTTGTGGGCCAGTAATGCCAGTTGAACCTGTTGCGCCAACTACGCCTTGAATTCCTTGTGGACCAGTTGCGCCAATTGGACCAGTTACACCGATCTCACCCTGGATTCCCTGAATACCTTGTGGACCTGTCGCACCGACTGGACCAGTAACACCAATTGAACCTGTTGCACCGATTGGACCTGTTGCGCCAGTTGCACCAACTACACCTTGCGGTCCAGTTGCACCTGTAGCACCTGTTGCACCTGTTGCGCCAATACCTGTTGCACCCGTAGCACCAGTTGCACCTGCAGGGCCAGTTGGACCTGTAGCACCACCTGGACCTTGTGGACCTTGTGCATTAGAGATAACAACATCAATATCTTCAGTGTTAATTGTTACAACGCTTGTGGCCATTATCGAGTCACCTCTGCAGAAATGTTAAGTTCACCTTGTAGCAAGCGGGTGACAACGCCACCGCTTGATTGTAGCTCTAAGTCATAAACATATTCACCCTTTGGTAACAGGGCAGTTTGGGTTGCAGTCTGATCTAGGGTGATAGTGCCAGCGGCACCGCCAAGTGTTATGCCAGCACCTGTTGTAAGTGACAGGATTGTGTCAGTTTCATCAACATCAATGCGTGCCTGAAGGCGGGCAGTGTACCCCGTAAGGTTCACTGCTACATTATCAATTCTCCAAGTCATTAAGAGATTGAAAGTTGCGCCTTGCTCGATTGTGAAATTGTACGCACCTGCCATTTAATTACTCCAAAAATTAAAAGTGGATTACTACTTACTTACTTTGCAGCCTGATCAAACTTACGGCCAAAATCTTCTTCAGTTTTATCTGCCCATTTTACGATTGGAGCGGTAAGCCCACCAATAAGAATAGCATATTCAGGCGCAATATCTGTGAGCAATGCAATACCCATTGCTGCTGCTGATGCTAATACTGCTCGCAAATAAGACTTGAGGGCGGCCTTAAACTCTTTGCTCTGTAGTTTCTTCTTTAACTTATTCATTTTTTGCCTTTCTTGAACAGTAATGTCAGCAAGGACTTATTGCGCAATTTATCGTTGCTTGTCTTGGCTGGCTTCTTTTTTGGTTTTTGAACTTTAGAAATTGCTACTTTTGCAACCGTTTTAGGGGTTTTCTTAGGCTTGTCTAACCAAGCAAACCAAGCCGAATCATCCTTGGCATATTCATCTTTAATGGAAATGTGTAGATGCTTTTCGTGTGAATTTGAACCTGAATACTTTTTTTCGCCTTGCCCAAAAAGCCAAATGCGGTGGTTGAAAATTAAATAGGAAACGCGCTTATCCTCTTTTAGCTTTTCAAATATATCAGCGCAATCAATACCATTCTTAGGGTCGTGGGTTAGGTCCACGGCTAGGCCAGTATTGTGATCTGACTTTGGATTTTGCTTCAGATGGGCTGCAGATGGCAGTAAGCCGTCAGATGCCTTTTTGCGCAATGGCTTTAGGGCGGTGGCTTGGCGTAGCACTGCCATTGCCGCTGGTGTTGCCTTCTTTGCTAACTTCACTTAGATTTGACCAACTCAAGGACAAGTTCCATTTGGGCTTCAAGTCTGTTAATTGAATCGCGCATTGAACTGCCACCGTTGGGCTTGAGTTCGTTGAGGTAATGCTTTACAAGCCATCGAACTGCCCCTGCAAATCCACTTATGATTGCAATGATAGAAACAATTAAGCCTGCCCAGTTTGCTGGTGTCATTTGCGCGGTTCTCCCGTTATGAATTAAGTGATGTGATTTGTGCCTTTAGAACTGCATTTTCCTGGGCGAGTACGCCGATAGTTTCGCGCATATTCTTTAAGACTTCTTGAATGTCAACTTCTTGTTCCATTATTCCCCCTTGAGTTTGTCTATTTCGGCTTTGAGTTCCTTGATTAGTTGCAACAAGAAAATTGGCAACTTTTCGTATGCAAAATAGTCAGGAACGCCTGTTGAATCGTATTGAATCAACTCATCTAGGCCAAGTTCTTGTGCTTCTTCAGCAATAAAGCCATATTGCACATCTTGGGCTGCATCAATTTCAGGTATGTATTTGAAAGTTTTAACATCAAGATTAAGCAAAGCTGCTGAGTCAATTGTGTAAGAAGAAATGTCATGCTTCTTGCGGCGGGTGGATGCTGTCGTTCCATACAAACCAGCGCTTGAAATTTGCATTGCTCGACCTGATACGGCTTGGGCGTAAGTTTGTGAAACGCGCACATTGCCACTTGATGATAAAAATTCAAACAATGAACCCGCTGAACCTGCAGTAATGCTTTGATCTACCTGAATACTATTAAAAAATCTAGTAGTGCCAGCAATTGTGTTTGAGCCATCAGTATTTGCAGAATATCCCGAACTTGCAGTTCCTGACAATGTTGCAGCCGTTGAACTCATTGCAGCGCGTGGGTAAGCTACGCTGCTTGGACTTGTTCCGTAGTGTATTAAAATTGCACCGCTGCCAATGCTTCCAATCCAACCAGCGTAAGAACCACCGCTTTTAATTCCAATTGCGTTGTCCGTACTACTCAAAACAATTGCGTTGACACCAGTGCTTGTAACAATTGTTCCAGTTCCAACTCCGACTAAACCTGTTGAGTTGATTGACCAACCATTAGAAAGGCTGCCAAAGTAACCTGCACCTGCGTTAATTGTTCCTTGAATTGTGGCACCTGTTGCAGTTAAAAGTCCAGCAGAATCAATAATGGCATTTCCAGCAATGTTAAGAGTTCCACCAATAATGCTTGAACCTGTAACGCTACCTGAAAAAACTGCATTTCCTGTAGTTGAACTGATCGCCAATGATGCACCTTCGGCAACACCATTTGAGTCTGTAAGCCCACCAGTTGTTGTGTTGGCTACGGTAAATGTTGAACCAGCAACAACTGCAGTAATGACAAATGAACCATTGTAACCATTTGGCGCTAGACCACTGACTGTAATATTTCTTCCCACTGCAAAACTATGCCCACTTGCAGTGTATGTAACAGTTGTGCCATTTCCGCTTGCACCTGTTACATTAACCGAACTTCCTGGACCGTAGGCAGCAAGACCAAGTGAATTAAGAACTACACGCGCTCCGCTACTTGCAGATGAACCTGAATAAATAGTAATGCCAGTGCCGTTGATGGCAGTAATTTGATTGCTTGCATTAACAATTGTGTCTGCGCTTGGTTGTAATGAACCAATTGCTTCGTTATAAGCTAATGTTGCTTCAGCAAGTGCAATGACAGCATCCGCTTGTGCGGTAGCAGCAGCGGCAGCAGCAGCAGTAGCAGATGCACTTGCTGCTGCAGCAGCATCGGCAGCATCGGCAATAGTTCCATCTTGAACTGAAACCCAAGCACCTGATGTGTAGCGATACATTTTATTTTTATCATCTGTATCAACCCAAAGATCGCCTTCAAGCATCCCGCCTGTTGGCGCAGTTGTTTGGTAATAAGTTTTATTTTTGCCAGTAGGTAGAACGCTGGTAACAGTAAAATCACCTGTAAGTGAAACTGTAATAGGGGTATTGGTAATTTGTGGACACAATGGCATCTGTTACCCCCTAGATTGTAATTGAATACGGGTTAATGGCTGAAGTTGTGTAAGACACAAGCCAATTGTTTTGGGTAATGGTGTGAGCCATTCCTTCAACTACAAGGTTCCATTGAATAGTGCGGTTATCATAGGTTGTGCGTATAACGCTCACCTGATCGGCCAATTCTGTTGATAGAAAGTCAGGGTAAAGCGACCCATAAGTTCCAACCGCCAAAGCATTAAAATCAATGCGCTCAACATAAGTTAATGGTGTTGCTAGTTTGCGTGACTCATACAAAGCTAGATTTTGAGCATTGTTATCAGTTGCAACAGGTGCATCAATAACGGTTTTAGCAATTCCATAAGCGTTTGAACTTGGTGTGTATAAAGATGTGTATTGGTTGTAGTCACCACGGGCAATAACTGCCTGGTTCACAACAAAATAAGTGCCAGGGTTAGTAAAAAGTTGAGCATAAGGCACTGTGTTGCTTGCCTGATTATCAGTAAAAAGCAACTGGGTTGGACGGCTGAATTTATCGGCCAATGGCACCAATGTTGCAACACCTGAGCGTGATATATAGAAACGGCCAGCAATTGCATCAACTGCCTGATAAATCAATTCCATACAAGAACGACCTTGAACAGTTGGCAACATCCCAACAGTTCCAGTAAGGCTAGATGAGCCGCCCCATAATGCAAGTGTCAACATTCTGCCAACGCGTGTGGCTGCGGTTTCGGCATTTGCTGCAGCGGCCAGTGCTGGTGCCTGGGCATCGGCAATGTAGGCAATACCATCAACAAAGGTCATTGTGGCGCTAGGTGCTTCACCCTGGTTAACTTTAGTTTCTTCAAGAAACCCATAATAAAGGTAATATGCAGTGCTATTGATTGTTGCCACAATGCGCATTTGCAAGCCATCGCGCAAGATGTTAGTACCTGAAACTACCCACGGGTTTGAAACGCTGGTGTTATCAGGGTCGTAATAACCGCTTGTGTTGTTGAAAACAACAACTGAAATACCTGCCTGATCGCGTTCATTTTGGCGTGTTCGACCACGGCGAATATTGATTTGAATTACATCTGTTGTTGTTACTGAAGTCCAAGTTCCACTTTTAAGAAATTGAACTGCAACCGCAGGTGTGGTTACTCCGTCAAAGGCTGCCATTATCTATCAAACGCTCCAACGGTTCCAAAGCTACGGCGAGTTGTTCTTTCAATGCCGTTCACAATAGATGTTACTAAATCTTCATTGCTAATTACTGAACCACCATTGTTAACAATCACATTTACGCCGCTTTGTGGCATATACAACTTGCGACCTTGACCAACGGCAAGTGCGGTTGAACCTGAAAGTGACTTTTGGCGCGCAAGGTTTTGGCGTACCGCTTCAGCGGTAATTGCATCTTGCAATTTCTTAGAATCTTTTGTTGCTTTGGTTGCTTTATTCAAGCCAGTAGTGAAATCATTAAGGCCTTTCACAACAGGCGGTGTGTATGGGTCAACACTAAAGTCGCGATTGTTTGAATTACCACGGGGGCTGATGCCTTTTTTGCCAGCAACTGCTCCAGGCTTCATCATATTGTTAAGCGTGTATGCGCCAAGTCCTACTGTAGCAAGAGCCGCTGCACCTAAAGCAATGCTCACACCTGATGTTGCAAATGCTGTTGCGATAGCCGCGCCGATTGTTGTTGTTCGCAACAATGCCATCGCGGTTGTAATTGTTCCAATTGCAGTTACAAATGCAGCAATGCGACCTACTGCAAACATTCCAACGATAAGCGCCGCCATACCTTTAACGATTCCCATGTTGTTTGCACACCAGTCAGAAAAGGCAATTGCAACAGTTAATAGTTTGAAAGCCATTTCAGCAGCAATCTGAAAACCTGCTGCCAACTTGTCTTTGTTGAGTGCAACAAATGCTTCAATCTTAGGTAACAATTGTGTTGTTACTAATGTTGCAAACTTTTCCATAACTGGCAAAAGGGCATAACCTAAAGTTTCCATGACTTCGCCAAATGCAATCTTTAGCCCCATCATTTTGCCTTCAAGAGTTTCTGCGCGAGTAGCAGCAGCACCGCCTGTTAGTTTTGAAACCTTATCTGTTATCTTGCCAAAGTCTTTTGTTGCTAATGTTGCAGCACCAATACCAGGTACAAGTTTTGTAATAGCTTTATATTGGCCCTGACTTGCTTTGATTATTGCTTCAGATGCGGTTGCCAAATCAACACTTGCAAAGGCGCTTACATTCAGCGCAACTTGCATTGCCTCTTGTGCTATCGTAGTTGAATTAAATGCTGCCGCTAATCTGCCAAATGCAGGGCGAAGTTCATCATCTGCAACAGAGAATTGCTTTTGTAAAGCCGTAATGTGGCGTTCTACACCAGCAATTGCATTATCGGTTGCACCAACAGTATTGCGCAAAGAATTAGCAAGAAGTGCTTGGCTCTTTTGATCTTCCATTGCAGCTTGAACTGCATCCTTGCCAATTTTAACCGCAAAGGCTGCGCTTGCAAGGGCAGCAACTCCAAATGCTTTTGCAGATTTCTTGGCAAATCCATCAATGTTTTTACCAAGTTTGTTAATATCTTTTTGAGCAGCCTTTGAACCTTTATCGGAATACTGGGTAAGGATGCGGGCAACAACTGCGCCAACTGCCATTTATGCACGCTCCTTATTCAAGTGTTTTTGTAGATCGGCTTTTGCTTGTTCAAGCGCACGCGCTACATTTTCTTCAATTCTTGCTCTGTCTTTATCTACAACGCGCCATACTACACGCGAAGCCTTACCAAATCTGTTGCCAATTGTTCGCAGGAATTGCGCACTTGAACCCCCGCCAAATCCTGCCTGAGTTTTGCGACCTGCAACTTCAAAAATTGAACCCGCTGCAGATTTGTTAAGCAAAGCACCAGCACTTGTTGTGTAATCACCACGAACTTTACCCTGGGCTTTTGTCTTAGTAATCTTTGATTTGATTTCTCCAGCGTTCCATCCAGGCCAACCAGCGCCACCGCGAGTGCGGCCTTTGGCAGCATCTGCCTTACGCCAGCCACTCATCGGTGGGTCCTCACTGATTAAACCTTTTGCATCGCGCTCTGCGCCTCTTAATTCGTTATTGATAACTTTATTGAAGCGTTTAACCGCATCTTTATCAAACTCTTTAAGAGCATCCAAAGTTTCCTTGATACCTGTAAGAACAATTACTTCATCAGCCATTGGCTTTAGCTCGTTCCTTCATATAGATCGTGATTGCTTCAAGGATTCCTTCGGGAGCATCTAACAAATCACTGATGGGAATACCAGTTTCAACCGCAACGGCTGCAATCGTATAAGTTAAACTGTTGCGGTGGATTCGAAAGAACTATCACTGTCCAATTCGGCGCTAACGATAGTATCTAAGAATTCAGGGCCAAAAAGTTTAACAACAACTCCATTTACCTGCATTGCTTTCCAAGCCAACCAATAGATGTGTTCAATTTTTTGTTGCTCCCCCAACAACTTGGGCATACCTGCACCAAACTGTTGTTCAAATGCAACAATAATGCGAGGTGTTAATTTGTATGACACCTCAAGGCCTTCGGTTGTCTTTACCTTTACTGCTAATCCATCCATCTTTTCCCCCTTAGTAGATTATGAAATTGCTTTTGTAATAACGCCCGAGATTGGCCAAGTTACACTTGCAGTTACCAATTCACCAACGGCACCTGAAAGTGGCTGCCATTCTGAGATCAAAGCGTTAAATGTGTATTTTGGATTGCTTGCGCTGACTGCACCGTTAACTGGTCGAATTTCCATTGCTACGGCAGTTCCAACAGTTGATGTTGCAAGTGATGTGCCATTGATAAGTTCTTCAAGGGCATTGTCTGCAAAATCCTGATTAAACTCAACAGTTAATTGATTGTCAAACAATCCACCAACGCGTGTACGAGCTGACGAGCCGAGGCCCGTGGTGTCAACAACATCCACGCTGGAACTTAATGAAACTGAAGTTACATATTGCGAGATGTCATTGCTTGCATAAAGAACATAAGCATTTGTTAATACTAAGCGTGGCATTTATGCAACCGCCTTTGTAATGTTGCCTGAGATTGGCCAAGTTGTTGAAACTGTTGCAAGTTCTCCAACTGCACCTGAAAGTGGCTGCCATTCTGCGCACAAGGCTGAGAATGTGTAACTTGGATTTGCCACACCAACTGCTGCTGATGTTGGCTTAATAACACAAGTTGTAACTGTTCCAACAAGTGAAGAACCAACTGCATTGATAGTTACTTCAGGTCCTGATGTTGCAAAATCCTGATTGAATTCAAATGTAACTGAGTTATCAGCAAGCCCACCAATTCGAGTACGCGCACCAGCCGAACCCATACCTGTTGTGTCAACCACATCATCGCTGGTGCTTAATGCCACGCTCGTAATAAACTCGCTGAGATTGATGCCGTTGATTACAACTGAAGCATCTGTTAGGACAATACGGGCCATTATTTTGTTTCCTCTACTGTTGCTGGTTTGGTTTGTGCTGATTTCTTTATGTGTTCGCCTGCAACTAGGGCATCTGCATTAAGTCCTAGATCAAGCAATTCTTTATCGGTGATTGTTTCGCCTTTTTTCTTCGCCTCGAAATTGTCCGAGGTAACTGTGTAGCTCATTTTTCTCCTTATCCCCAAACGGTGAGACGGTAACGGTATGAAAGAAATACAATATCGCCAGCAACATATTCGCCAGCCTCTGCAGATGTAACTCGCAAAGTGCTGCAAGCCCCACCAAGAGTTAGATCAGATTCAATTGCTGCCTTGATTGAGAAATCCCCGCTACCTGCAAGGTACTTATCAAGTTCGTTTTGGCCTGAACGCTCACTAAAGCGCTGAACCAAAACAACAACATCTAGGTTTGCCTGGTCTAAGCCACGGGCATTGTTCAAATCAAAAGTAAAATCTAATTGGCCAACAATGGCTGCAGGGGCAACTGGCACACTAGGAACCAACTCATAGGTACGCATACCTTTAATCGCCTCTAGGTTGGCTTTTAAGCCGTTTCTAACGGCACTTGGTAACATTACTTAGCCAACCCATTATTCTTGCGCAATGGGCGCAGTAGCGCCTCAACATCGGCATCTAGCTTTGCAGCCAAACGCACTGTTCCTAAATCTGTATTACCAGCAATGCCAAATGGTGACTGGTTACGCAAGAACAGGCGAGATGCTTGAATCTTTGCAGCAGTTTTTACCTCATAAGGTACATCTGACCATCCAAAAACGCCTTTAACCCGTACCGATTGTGGCAAATTCCAGGGGAAAACATAAGAACCTACTGCCAAAATACGAGACATTGGCCAACCGCGTGAAGGATTGTTGACTGGTTCAAACATTGAATCGTCAGCGGTCCATACTGTTCCGTAGGTACGATCAAAGTTATCATCGGTTGCAATCTCGCTAATGCTCACAAAATCATCAACTGGTTGAATGTAATAGTCAGTTGGTGTGTAATAACGAGTGGCAGGTGCTTGAGATGTTCCATCCTTGTAAAAGAAACGGCCACAATAATCATCTATTTGGCGTGAAGCGGTTGCAATAGCCATTTCAAGGGCTGCATTATCTATTGAATCCTCAAGATTCAGTGCCGCTTTAACATCATTCAGCGTTGTGTAGCCGTTAGTGATCGCCACGCTTTGTTCTCGTTTCTACTTTGGGAAGCATTGCGCGTTCCAGTTGTGGAACGGCGGTAGCGGTTTCCTTTGATTTTACCTTAATTCTTAAAATTCTTTTTATGCGTTCCATATGTCGTGCTGCCTATCATCTAACCAGTAGCTCTTTGAGTGAGGCAGTATCGCGCCTGTGTTGACATAGATTGGAAAACCTAGTGAGCGAACTCGGCGGCAAAACTGTAAATCTTCGCCTATCCATTCGCCGTTGATTGGGCCATCCCAAAACCAACACCAATCTTGCCCCTGGTGTGGGTCGGCATCTGCTCTAATCGCTTCAAGAACGCTGCGGTGGATTAGCAAACATCCAGTTCCTGCTGCATCTACTTGAAATACTGAATCTTTATCGTACTTATTTAATGGCAAGAAACCTTCAGGGGCATCTTGAAAAATTGTTGGCACTGGTTGTGGGTATGGATAGCCTGTTTCAAAACTGGCAAACACCAAACCTGCTACAACTGGGCGCTCTTTATCGTGTGCAGCTTCAATCAATTTATCAAATGCTTCAACTGAAAGTTGCTCATCTGAATCCATCATTAGCAACCAATCAGATTTGGTTTCTAAAAACTGTTTTACCAAACGATTGCGTTGCTTTGAAAGCAAGCCTGAACCCTTGATTCGGATGAATGGGCCAAGTCGTGATGATCGTGACTGAGCAACCTGAACCAAACTAAATGCAAACCCGCCGTTAACTGTTCCTGGGTCGCAACTGCCAATTGAAACTTTGTGTGATGATTTCATAGATTCCCCCGAATCATTTAAGAAGTAAGAGGCGGGTTAGTCGGGGGAGAAAAACCCGCCTCTTACAATTTGTTAACTTTCGATTAGAAAGTTGGTGCTACCAAACCAGTGCCTGAAATGATTGAGGCTGCTAGTGGGTAACGCTCTGCAGAGAAAGCACCAAATCCATAAACAACAGACTTGATTGTGAGAGATGAAGCACCAGTTGCATCAAATGACAATGCGAATGGTGATCCTGGCTGCTCCCAAAGGTGCATTTCAGGTGCTGCTACGCAGTAAATCTGATCTTGGTTTGTTGCTGCACCAAGATTAGTTACAACATTTGCATCAGCAATGATTGGCAAGCCCATCATTGAGTAACCTGAGTTGCCATATCCAACTACGCCTGCACCTGCTGCAGTTGCGTTCATTGGACCATTTGCAGTTGGAACTACTAATGGGCGGCCTGTTGTGTCCACTGCTGCTAGCAAGAAAGCTAGACGGCGTGGGTGCATAATCCAGTGTGTTGGTGTCTCAAAGACATTTGACTGAATCTGTTGAATTGCATCAGCCAACTTTGGATATAGCAAAGCAACTGTTGGTGATGTTGCAGTGAAAGTGATTGCATTTCCACCTGAGTTTGCGATTCCCTTGAACTGGCCGTTTGAGCCTGTTCCGTTTAGAACCTGGTTATCAACTGTTGTGTGCCATGAACGGATTAGGTCAGCAACAACAAATGTGTCAATGCCTGTTCCGCGCTCAATTGCCTGGCGTGATAGGTCCTGTTGTCCAGCGATTGTACGAACTGGGATGCTCAAAAGTGTATCGTCAACATCAGTTTCTGATACTGCAGTGTTCTGAGTTTCCTGAACAGCCGTTGAACTTCCTGTTGTCATGCGGCTAATTTCCAGCGACATCCCAGCAGGGGGTAATACATGCTTTGCAGTTGCAAAGTCTGCAGTTGGGCGGCCTGCGCGTGCATAAGGTGCAGCGAGGTCAACCAAGTATTGTGGAACAACTAATCCAGCGAAGTTTGATGTACCAACATCACGGCGCTCAATTGATTCTTCCTTTGTGTGGCGAGCAAGGCGCTCTTGTGCTGAGTAATCTCCGCGAATCTGAGCGTTGAAAACATCCTTAACGAATGAAACTTCAGCTTCAGGGTTGTATGTGCGAACTTCGCGTGTAACTGTTGAGCCACCAACGCGAGGTGTGATTACTGCTGCAACTGATGAGCGCATTTCTGCAACCTTTACATCTGCTGCTGCCTGTGTTGTGAACTTTTCAATCTTTGCATCTAGTGCGCGTGCTTCTTCAACGAGAGCATCAACCTTATCGGTTTCCTCTGCAGTAAGGTCGGTGCGAGATTCTGCGGCTACTGCCTCAAGAACTGCATCCATTTCTGCCTTAACTGCATCACGGCGCTCAAGAGCTACATCAAGATATGACTTTGACATTATTCTCCAATGAGTGTTTGTAATTGTTTGAGGTGGTGGCAATGCTCTCCACGGCGCTTTTAGGGTGTGGGATTTGCTCCGACTTCGATCTGCTACTTTTGTAGCAGAAACTTATTTTGTGTTGTTGATAATTGCTTTAGCAAGGCGCAGGGAAATTGAACGGCCTGCAACCGCTGGCATATCTGTTGGCTCTAACTCAACTTCAGGTTCTTCAACCTCAACAGTTGGGGTAAGTGTGTTAAGCCCTAGCAAAACCTCAAGCATTGTTTTGCCTTCTTCAAGGCTATCGTAGGAATCAGATACCTTTTCAAGAATTGAATTGATAACAAGAGTTGATTCACCATCTAGGGCGCGACCTTCTTTGATTGCTTCCATTGCGTTTTTGATTGCCTCTCTTGCTTCAACTGAAGTTGTAGGGTAAGCGGGATATGTGACAACCGATACATCACCATCAGCAAGGCTAACTTCAGTAAGTGTGCGAACCGAACGGTCCTCATTCCACTTTTGACGGATAACACGGAAAGCAAAACTCATTTGGTCAACATCTCCGCGCTCAACTAACTTGTAAAGGTCGCGACCTTCGCTGGTGTCTGCAATCTCTGCATCCATAAACAAACCACGATCATCTTCGCTTAGCGTAAGTGTGCCGTTCTTTGTTCGAGCTAGTGGCAAACCTTCGTGGTTAATAAGCAAACGCACATCAGGTGTTTCGCTTAATGTCTTGCGAAACGCGCCAGGGGCGATAGTCTCTTTGAATGGTAGTGGAACGCTTGCATCGTTAAACACTGCTGCATAACCGCGCAAACGCATTGTTCCATCTTCGGCTTGGCGTGCTTCAACATCTTGAACCGTAAATGTACGGCGTTCAATTTCTTTCACTTTGCTCCTTGAGTTAACTTCCCCGCCTGGTTCCATATCTTCGGAAATTGAAATTGCAACCATCTGATCTATTGCTTCTTGCTTTGTATCGTGGCAAACCAATGTTGTATAAGAACCATCTGATTCTTGCTTAACAGTTGCCCATCCTGAACAATCGGCTTGCTTATCTGAAACGAAATATGGCATTTACTTAACCTCGTATGCTGCGCTTGGGTCGGTTGGGTCAATTGTTGAAATCTGTTGCAACTGACTTGAAGGCAAACCAGTGTGCTTCATATCAGGCAAGCCAACTGCCTTTGTAACCGCTGCAGGGTCAAAACCAACTTGAATCAATGCAGCAGCAATTTCGGTGCGTAGCTTGAGGCCAACATCCTTAGCATCTGTTGCATCAATGTTTTGTAGTGGAACGCGGTATTGATCACCATCTTCAATTGGTGCCATATCTTCGTAAGCGTGAACATCGTTGAGTGAAAGGAAACCTTCACGCAAGCCCTTTGTGTAGGCATCGTAACGCTCAAGGGTTGTACCGCGCAGTAGTGCATCCAAGTTAAAGCGAATGAATCCATCAGGTTCAGGTAGCAGCGTTGATAATGATTGCTCAATTCGCTCCAAGATTGGGCGCAATGAGTGCTGAACGAATGAAAGGTTTTGCGCTTCAACTGATGCAAATGACATTGCACCCGCAACTGGGTGGCCAAGTAGCGATAGTGGAACGCGGAAAATACGAGCAATTTCCTCAACTGAGAAACGGCGAGTGTCTAACAACTGCGCATCTTGTGCATTGATTGTTAGCGGCTTGAAAGAAGCACCGCCCGTAAGAATACCGATCTTGCCAGCGCGGTATGGGCCAGTGTGGGTAAGGTTCCAGTCACGGGCAATATCTGATGCCTGTTCTTGAGTTAACTCGCCAGCCGTTTCAATGACACCGCCAGGGTTGGCAGCGTTACCAAAGTATGAGGCTGCATAAACATCTGCTGCCATTGCCGCGCCTAGTGTGGTGCGGCAGGCGGCGATTGGTGAAAGGCCGTAGCGATCACCTGGCAAACGGAAATCAGGGATGTGTAAAAGTTCTTTGTCGGTTAGGCGCTGCTCATAAGCACCTTGAGAATCTCTAACCTTTACGAAATACACCAATGGTTCACCTGGCGCGAGGCGCTCAATGCGAACATTACGAGGATTCAAAACATAGAGTTCTTGAACATCTCCCATATCATCGCGCACCGTCAGGATATAAGCGTTGCCTTCAAGTTTGAATGAAGTAACAATCTGCTCATAAAACTCTAACCGCGTAGTTTCAGGGTTTGGTTTTGCAACCCAGGCAGGCTGATCGCCATAAACAGTTGCATAAGGTAAGCGATTGCGACCACGGCGCACATAAGCGCCAACTGGCAATGAACTTACTGTGTCTGACAATAGGCGCACGCAAGAATAAACGGCACTCATACGAATTGCGGTTTCACCATCAACAACAACGCCAGCGTTAGTTGCAAATGCTGGACGGCCTGGAATTAAAGGCTCAATGTATTGATTGTTGGCTGAACGCTTTGTTCCAGCACCTGCCAAACGCTTTGATAAACTCATTAGTTAGCCTTTTCTGTAACCCATACTAGAAACACACCTGCAACAATTAAAGCTAGTGGAACTGAAACCATTGCCAAGCCTGTAGTTGCAAGTGATACACCCACGACTTCAACAATAATTGAAACATCAATCTTCTTCATTATGCTCCCTATACCTGAATTGAAAAATACCTAGCAACTGGTGGTGGCGGTTTGGCTGGTTGAGTAGCGCGATCATAACCAAAGATTGAAGCAACGGCGGCATCCACCTTACGCCTGCTACTTGCTTTGGCAACCATAACACCACGGCTAGATTGTTTTGTTACGCAGTTTGCAACATGGCGTGCAAGTCGTTCATCTCCATCGTGGGTAAATGATTCATTCACAACGGCTTCGTAGAACTTTTGTGTTGCGGGTACCATATTTGCAGCACTGTTGGGGTAACTAACAACTGGCAAGCCTTCTTCATCAAGAACCATAAAAGTTCGTTGCCATCGTGCTGGGTCGAATACGATTTCTCTAACATTGAATCGTTCATCTCTGAATGTGTCAACAATCGTTTGTTCAACCTCTGCAACAGGGATGTGCCAACCTTGTTCGGCATCATCGGGGCGTTCCCATAATCCAACAACCATCAGGTGAGGCTTTTCGCCACCCAATAACCACATCACTAGCGCGGTTGAGTCGTTTGAAAACGCACCATCAAAGGCCAAAATAACTTCTTCGCCAGGTTCAGGAAATCTATCTGTGTCTTTCAGCGCTTCCCAAGCACCAGTTGGCAACCACGCAACTGAAGTATTTACAAAACAGTTCAGGCGCTTGGTGCGAAATTCAGCTTCAGGTGTACGCAAAACCGCGCTTTGCATTTCCTCTTTGTCAAGTAAATCGTCATAACCTGGGTTTGCCTCTTGCCACAATGATTCGTCACGGTGATCGGCTTCAGGTTGTGTTGGCTCCCACCATGAAAAGAAAAATGATGGGTCTTTTTTCTCACCCTTTACAACCTGTTGGCCGTATTGGTAGAGCGAATAACAAAGAGAATCTTGGCCGTTGCTTTGTGTCTTAACACCTGCAGTTGTGATGCCAAGAAGAAGTGAGTCGGCTCTAGCACCACCAGCAAGGCTAAGAACATTCCACAATTCCCAAGAAGGTTGGGCGTGAACTTCATCAAAGATTACAAGCGGTGAAGGGTTGAGGCCTTCTTTTGAATAAGCCTCTGCGGAAAGTACGCGGTACACGCTGCCCTTATCTTTGAACTCAATGGCATCGCGGTAAAGCGTGAACATTGATGATAGTTCTTCATCTAGTTCAATCATTCGCTTGGCAGTTCCAAACACAATGCGTGCTTGGTCGCGGTCTGCCGCGCAAGAATAAATCTCTGAACCATTGCCGCCAAGTGTTAAACCAGCCAAGCCCATTGATGCTGCCAATGCGCTCTTGCCATTCTTGCGTGACATTCCAACCAGCGCAGTGCGGTGTCTGAATCTGCCATCTTCACGGCGGGCAAGAGTGTGCTTCAATAATTCTTTTTGCCATCCGCGCAGTTCAAGCAACTTGCCTGCAGGGGATGCAACAGAATCTTTTGTTACTCGACAAACGGCTTCGGCAAAGTTTGCATACAACTCGCCATCGCCACGCATCTGATCTTCAATTGGCACTGGCGTTAACCAGCGCGGTGGCCAACCTAGAACATCAGCCATTCTTTTTTTGCTGCTCTAACAACTGGGCCAACTTGCCCTTAGCCGTTACTTCAGCAACCCCCAACTTACTGCGATCAATTGGCGTTAAACCAAGAAGCGATAGCAGTTTAATAATGTCACCTTCAACGGTGTTTAACATTCCAAACAACGGGTTTGCGTACGCATAACCTTTGTCGGTGTAAAGAACAAAATCTGATTGAGCCATCTTTGCCTGTAGCTCGTACTTCTTATCCATCTTTTCACAAAGTTCAATGAGCAACTTGCTATCGCTGGTTGCAATCCAGGGTGCCATCTCGCGCACATCTGCCCAAAGTTTTTTACCGTTATCGCTCAAATGGATTGGCGCATCGCCTTTGATTTGTGGCAACGCAATCACATTCTTTAGATCAGGCAGTTTCTTTTTACCTGGGTTTCCATTCTTGCGTTTAACTTCATTCGGTTTTGCTGCGCTCACTTGTTTCCATTCGCTCAGGAATCTAACGCCCCCGTTAGTTTCGATTACCTTGCTTTTTCAAATTCGGACATTTCAGACAAACCAGTTCAATCCACCCAAATCCCCCCACCCAAAAAACATCGGCGATGTGCGTTTGCA